GGTCTCCGGGCTTATCAAAACCCTTGAGAACCCCCTGCATTTCTTCTGACTGACCATCAAACCAAGTTGGCTCTGGTGTACTTGCTGGTGGTGTTTCTGTGCCACCTTGCGCACCACCAGCCGGAATATTGGGAGCACCGCCGCCAGCATCACCGCCAGCAGGAGCACCGCCGCCATCTTCTGCAAAAGAGCATGTGCACCCCATTACAGGAAGAAGAAGCATGCTCATCAATAATTTGTAAAAAATGTTACGTTTCATTTCCTTGATTCCTTATTTACGTTTCTTGCGTAGAGTAGCGGGTTTTTTAGCTGCTTCTTTAGAGTCAAACTGCACGTAAGACATTACGCAAGTGGTGCCGTTCTCTTGCGTGCGACTAAGTGTTAAGCCTCTAGGCATACCATGCAGGTAGTCAGCACCACCGCTGATACTGTCGCACACAACACGGTCAACAACGTTACCGGACTTGTCCTCTGAAATTAGAGGCAGTACGCCGCTATAGCCAGAGTTCAAAGTCTCGTCGCCCCACTGTACCGGCGCGTCAATCGGCATGTACGGTTCGTCGTTAATGGTGGACCAAATAAGTAGCACTCCGTTCGCCATGCCGTGCATGTAGTGGTCATAGTCCACAGTGCCTTTTGCACACTGAGTACGAACAAGGTTGTCACAAGACTTGATACTGGCCTCAAGGGCTTTATATTCGATAGTCTTAGCCTTGAGAGACTTCATAGACTCGGAAGCGGCAAGCCGTGCTTCTTCAAGCTCATGCATCAGCCGTTCACGGTCTGCGCTACGTTCTTTATATGTAGCAATAAATTGGTCTACAAGCTCTTCAAAGGTTGCACCGCCATCAGCAGGGAAGTCCGAAGCTGCTGTGATCTTTTCACCGAAAGCCTTGCTAGACAAGCGAAGGTCTTTCAGTTCAGCCATAGCGAGGTTTGCTGCTCCAAGCACATCATGCTCTGTAACTGTTGTGTAGCCTAGTGCTTTGTCGATTTCAGAAATCAAATGAGCACGTTCAACTACTTTTTCAGTCATTCGCTGGCACTTAGCATTCAAGATTGTATGAGCTTCAATTAGTCGCGAAGCCGTAACTACCTTGCCACTTACCCACACACCGCGCTTGATAGATCGTGTATGAACAAGCAGGCGTAAGAAGTTCTTGAACCATTTGCCTTTAATCAATTCAACCGGGAAACCATTCTTACATAAAAAGACCATGCCACTACCCTTTTGTTTTTATTCGTTCATCAAGTTTGCGAAGTGACCGTATGCGCCACTGCAAATCGGTGAATACTGCAGGAGAACAAACAGCTATATCGTCAAGCAACTCACCGCCAAAGTCTTTCAACGCCGTACGCTTATGGATTGTAGAGTTTCCACACCACGCAGCGTCAAAAGTACCTAACTTTCTTAGCAGCCCACACATGAAACGCCTACCGGGCTCGGTTTTGCATATTTCATTAATGTCGCTAATGTATTGTATGTACTCTGTATCATCATGTTGAGCAAGCATGCCACTAATTTGCTCCACAACTTCTTCCTGTGTAGAGCCTAGGAAGTCTTCAATATCTCTGTCCATACCTGGCATTTATTGCTCCTTACCCATCAAGTCACCAACAACAGTATTCGGCCCTGTAGGAGCCGCGCCAACCTGTGCCACCTGTCCAGCAAGCATTGCAGTTTGATCTATTCCTTGCTGCTGTGCTGCTCTTTCCTGACGTTCATTACGCATTTCTGCAACTTCATCATCTGAACGCAGAATACGTGCAGGGGAGCCGATACCTTTTGCATACTCGTCAATAACCTGATCAAGATCAACCTTATCAAGGACAGTAGGCGGCTGCTGTGCCTCAAGCTGTAATTTGACAACATCTCCAACGCGGGCAAGCAATGCAAGAGCCGTTTCGCTGCTAGTCTGTCGCAATGCCTGCGCTGCAATTGATACATATGAAATATCAATCGTAGAGCCTTCAGCAAGTGCCGGTGGCGGTTCAGGTAACACGCCAGCCCTATCAAGTACCGCGTAACAACGTTCAATAATCTTGTCCAGAACATCAGGCTCGTATGCAGAGAGTGCAGGAGCCATCATCTGTAGACGTTCGCGCTTTCTCTCCATGTACTCGCTTGCTGTCATTTCCTTTGGCCGCATGTCGGCAGGCAGATCGTAAAACAAGTCAGCCAGCAAGATAGATGCAATCTCCTGCTTGGTTTCGTTAATCTTGTTCATGAGCGGTTCGAGTTTAATATTCAACTCATAAAGAGGAGCAATACCTTGTGGCTCGCTCAAGCTAACTGCGTTCTGAGCACCAGGAGAGGTGTCAACACGCTGTCCTTTCAGGTTGGACGGCTTGCGCGTTGGAGGGTTTACCATCTTCTGCGTAGCAATAAGTAGCTGTCTCTCGTATTCCTGCAGGGACTTTGTAGGCATCAATGCTGCATGTCCCGGGCCTACTGCGTAAACAGTGCTGGCAGGACGATCAAACCCAGCATAAAAGAATGGCATTTCGTGATACCCTGAAATTGAAAGCGGTTCCTGCTTGTCGTTGTCGGTAGTGTTGGCCTCATACACTATGGATTCATAGCGCATTGACTGGTTGTCAAGCATGTCAGGATTGTAACGCTTGTTAGGCCGCACGAAATGCACAACGTCTACGAACTCATACGGCTTTTTCTTGTAAATATCCTGTGAGGATTTAGAAAGTTTGTCCTCTCCATACTTCTCTACAAGCTGCTTGAGCGTAAACTTTACCCTGCGAACAACTGTATCAAGGTTTTTTGCCTTATCCATTGCAAAAGCATATGTGCCAACTGTGACTACTTCAAAGCGCAACAGCTGTTCAAAGCCACCGGACTCAGAATAAAGCATCATCCCGCTGAAACCTAGATACTCCTGATTGCCCGTGTGTATCTCCTGATAGAACTTACCAACCTCAAGAACGCGGTTAATTAAGCTTTGCACTTGGTCGTTATACCAACGCACGCCGGTAGCCTCGTTCAATGCTTCATCGGACTGGGCAAGCTTGAACCAAGGCAAATCCTGTGGTGTCATAGCAGATGTAAGCCCACCAGCAGCACGGCGCAGAGATTGAGTAGCAGAAGAGTTTAGCACCTTTTTGCCTTTCTTCTGTGCTGTGTCCTTGTCGTCTCCGGATGTCGGCCAGCTACCACGGAAAGGCAAGATGAAGTCTCGTATCTCTTTCCATATGGTATCTTGCTCAAGCCGTTGGCCCTCAAGGAATGATACGTGCTGTTTAACCTCTTTCATCAGGTTAGACATTACTTCCCCCTAGGCCCCCGCCGCTTGCACCAAGTGGAGTTGTGAGAATTCCTTGAGCTATTCCGCGACGACGTTTCTTTCTATCCTCTTCACGTGCGCCGGGCTCCTCGGCCTCAGTTTCTACATACTCGGGAACCGGTAAAGGCTTTGGTGGTGGCGGTGGCGTATAACCTCCACCACCCTTTCCACCACCGCCGCCACACAAATCAAGATCGCCTTCATACATGAAAGAATCCTCGTGCAGCGTTTCCCCGGTATGCATATCAATCGTAATTTCGTTGTAAATCTTTATCATAGTGCACCTACCTAGATAGCCCGCCGAGCGTTGTTTTCTGTTTGCCAGTACCAAGCGGAGTTTTGAGAACACCTTGAGTGCTTTTTAACCGCTTGCGCTTTTCTTCTTCTGTCATAGTCGTTACGCCTTCTTCCGGTGCACCCTGCGTAATTGTTGTAACTTTTTGCTCAGGTGGTGGCGGTGCCTGTACAACCTGCTTACCTTTTGCAAATGCTTTATGAGGTGTAAAAACGTCCTCTGCTTTGATTCCACCCATGACTACAACTCCCTTAAATCGAAAACACTGATTGCACCTGCCACATACTTTCCCTTGCGCTCCATAAAGCACGATCCAGGTAATGCGTCAGGTTGAACTTTAAAACCAATCCCTTTCAACACAGGGAATATATGGCGGTACACTTTTGGTGTAAGGCCATAAATGCAGTCCCAATGCCCAAGGTCTGCAAGAAACTTCATAGCTTGCTTGCCAATTTTTATAGTATCCTCAAGGCTGACCAGCGAACAAAGATGAATCATTTCAGCACGGCCGACCTTTGCATTAAGCCACCAGATACAAACAATCCTGCCAGACTCATCGAGAGTACGGATTAACCACCATTCGTTTGCAATAACTGTTTCGCAAAAGATTTTGGCATTTGTTACGTACCCGTCATAGAACAAGGCAGGAGCCATGCCAGCACTCTCTATCATGCCGTATAGCTCTTTTAGATCATGCTCTTTGTCGGCAAAATGTGCGACATGTTCAAACGTATATATCATAAGTTCCCCAGTGGGTCATATTCTTCAATTTCAGGCTGACGATTAAAACGACGCTGCAATGGTTTGGAGTCAGCACCAAGCGCATAACGAGCCTTTCCGTTGTTATCCCGATAGTACAGGCTTACAACACTAGCCCTTGCTGCAACTGTTTCCTCAGTTTTGGCGAGAGCTTCCATTTCGTTTTCATCATTTCCACAGTTTGGATTGATAACCGTAGTCTGATTGAAGTTAGAAGCGTATAGCATTTCCATTATAGATGCCCCAACGGGTTATATTCTTCTTCAGGGACCGCGCTTGACTCCTCTTCAAAGAATGCATCTTCAGGGAATATCGCTGCAAGCACTGGCTCAAGGATTCTAGCCATACAATCAAGCATATCGTCATGAGAACATACAGGGAACGGCAGATACTCGTTGTTTTTAAATATCGCCGTAAGATCGTATTGTGTTCCTTCGTAGTCCTGCCGTATGAGCCTAGTAGGTATATAGAACCGGCCCTCGTTGAACAAAGGAACAAGTCTACGAATTCGATCATTCTTCGAAACAATGCCACCAAGCTCAACAATATCGAAACGGTAGTTCAACTCTTCCTGTTTCTCTTTCATGTATTCAATATCAGCCTGCAGTCCATACTTCTCATACCCAACGTTTTGCGGCTTCCACTTCTTATGCAGGCGCAACAGATGTTCCCACTTCTCTTTCAAGTTGAGACGATCACGGATACCATCAATGACGTAATACTTCTTATCCTCGCCCAATGCGATAACCCACATTACGGTATAGTCATTGCCCTTTTTCTTTTCGCCTGCAGGATCAACAACAATATACCTAAAATGCTCAGACCATCTAGTTGTTATCTCTGGATCATAATAGCGTAGCCATTCTTCTTTGAAGCCCATAGCACCGTCCGCCTTTGGATTCTGTAACATCTGACAACCAAATACATACGGCCCCATATCCCGCCGTTTCTCTCTCAAAGCTTCATCAATCAGAAAAACAGCTTTGCCATCAACGTCACCATTATCAGTAGCAGGAAAAATTCTCTCTTTTACAGAGCCCCTATCCATAATAGTTTTATATGTGTCGTTGAAGTGGTATCGAGTGCCGATAATCCTACGCCGTCCACCATGAGCACCAAGGTTGAGAGATACGGAATAGCGTTCTGTTACTTTCTCGATCATCTCCGGCGTACTGACTGACTCCAATGTCACAACATCGTCATATACCAATACACTAAAGTGTTTAGATGTAGGCTGACCATCAACAAGGCCCCATGCCTCAATCGTAGATTCTTTTGGGTTAGACTTTCTTTTTACTACAATGCCGCCGTCAAGCGACCAACGGGGCGCCTCACGGTTAGGATTCTGCCAAAGTATGTCGGGATACAAATCTTTCAACAACTCATTTTGTTCAAGCTCTGCTTTTATCTGCCCTAAGAACGCTTTAGCAATCGGACGTGTGCAACTGAATATCCCAAATGTATCATCAGGGTTACACAAAATATCTTGAATCGTCTTGCCATAAGTAATCACGGTTGATTTGTAATGCTCACGAGCCCACAGATCAAGGCACCCGTCCGGCTCCTCTTGAATATCACACACACGATGGTACAGCCAATCAGGTTGAATCTCTGGCCGTTTGTACATATCAACACGCCCAAGCAATTGAGTCATGAGAAAGTATAAATCCTCACGGCCTAAACGTGCCATCATTGGAGCAACAAGCGATGGGTCGGCATTGTTCGTATCATTCAACACCTCCCCATAATACTTAATCGCTTTTTCGTGAGTTGAGAATCTTATCAAGGCATTCCTCTATAGATGGTTGTAATTTGCTATCAACCTCGATAGCCCCGCCTTTAGGCCCAGCGTGCTCATTGTAAGATTTGTCAGCAAGCCCCAAATCACGAGCAATAATATTCGGATTGAGCAAGTCAGCAGCGGCCCCTGTGAATTTCTGAGATCGGATAATTTCATCAATACGTGTTGTGACGTCAGAATAATCTTGCTTAGAACAGTACTCGTACCAAGTCTGTTTCGAAATATCTAAGAAGATACACAGGCCCCCAATCGTCATAGCCCGCATCTTAGGCAATGCCTCCGTGGTCACAACTCCTTGACTATGAAACGCCTTCATTTCATACAGAGGATTTTCCTCTACCCATTCAAAATACTCTGTAGCCCCTTCCCATAAAACGCTAGGAGTAGGGAAAATTTTAGTTCTACCGTGACTAGCCCTTGCTTCCCAAAAACGGTTGCCTTTAGGTGCAGCCATTACGAACCTCCCAAGCTTCTGAACAACATGACAACAGTACCGCCAACCCCAGCTCCAGCAGCGGCAATTCCGATCTTAGCACCGATGCTCATACCT